TCAGCATTTGCTCAAACCGTGACGGCGTGGCACGCTTTGCTTCTTGTGCCGGTGTTTCTTCTATCCTGAGTTTATCCGCTGCCTGTTGGATAGCATCAAGCACCTGCGGGTGTTGGAACATTTCGTATATGTTGTTGTTGCTTTGTTGCTCTTGCTTCATGCGATCAGTGATAAGTTGACGCTTGGGCATGTACTTGATAATCCATTCAAAGAACACTTGCCCATCAATGCGATTGTACACAGGGCCAAATACACCTTTCATTGCCATTCGGAAGCACACACGCAACTCTTCAATGCGCAGGTAGTAATACTCTTCCATGATTAACTCAGCTGTAAGTAATAATTGCTGTGCGTTCATTGGCTGTTGCAGGTTAAAGTATTGCTGACACTCATCCATCAAAGCAACCAAAACCTCTAAGGCAACCTTTTCTCCTTTGTGTCTTTTAAGTTCACTCAGTGCTGGTGATGTCTTCGACGTTAAAATTTGTTGCAATGCTACTTCTGTATTGTTGGCGTAACTTTTCAAGGTCGCTAGCTCGTTTTTCTCTTTCATTTTGAATTATGTTTTTTGATTTATTATTTTCAAATTTAGAATTGTTGTTCATCCAGTTGCGAACGGCAGCTTCCCAGTTTTTCATTTTGTTTTTACCTACCATCCATCCATTGCTTTCGTAATGGTTAAAGAATGCCTTAGCCTCAGTCAGCACTTTAGCATCAGGCCAAACATTCCCGGCTAATGCATTTTTACTTTTCATAAAATCAAATATCTCATCATACGTCGGAGCGCGAAAGCGCGACCTTGAAACATTATCATTCTGATTATGATTTACATTTTCATTATCATTGACATTTACATTATCATTTACATTTACATTAGCTTCCACCTTGCTTCTATCTTGCTTCGGTTTTGCTTCCTGTTTGCTTACGAATTGCTTCACTTTTGCTTTAGTTCCGTTTTCGTATCGCTTCAAGTTAGCATCCAGTTGGGGTTTGATTAGGGTAAAGACAGTCTTAGCCACACCCTTAACTTCAACCTCGTTAAAGTTCAGTGCGTATTCAAAGATGGCAGAATAAACTTGTGCCTGTGTATCTGCATCAAGTTCTTTAATCGCTTCGTAGAACGATCTATAAAAGACAGTTGATTCTCTCATAAGCAAAATACCCACCACCGCATGCAAAGGACTATCCGCGCTCGAATGAGCAATGGCAATGCAGCGATGATGGGATTTTAAATGTTTTCATGTACGGATAGTCAGAGCAAATATAGTCAAACTATACTTACTTCCAAATTAGTAGCGAAGATTTACTTTGTCCCTACGCTTGTAGTTATAAATCTCCTCAATCAATGCAACGTATTGTGCTACATCCGTGCAATGCTGCAACGCAGTTGGTTGAATTTTTAACTTTTGAATGAACTCAGTAAACTCAAAATTTGGATTATACAATAGATTGTACATAGCGTAGATAAATGCTCTTCGCTTATATCCATCGTAATAGGGTTCAAGTAGCAAAATCTTTTCGATGTTTCTTTCTGCTTCTTTAAGTGATTTAATTTTCAATAACCCGGTATTGAAATTACCAGCATTCTTTGTTGAACCCGTGCCGCTTAGTAACAACATACATTCATTGTGGCCTACTTGATACTTGTTTTTAAAATCACGATAGATTAAATAATCTTTGTATCCTAAGTTGCAGTATCCATTTAGATAGTCATCAGCATTCCAGTTCTTAGATAGCTGATTTAATCGATGCACTTCCGCAAGACCATAACCTTTACAAATCACATAATGCAAAGGCAATTTCAATTCCGTAATAACATCAAATCGATGTTGACCATCAATGATTTCATACTTCTCATTTACGATAATAACCGTAAACATGTACTGTTCATTCATTGACTTTTTTAGTCGATTGATGTGAAGCAGATTCTTAGTCCGATTACCATCCAATGGCTTGAATAAAAAGTAATCAGTTGTTGTGTGAACGTGGTGTGTGGCTAACACCATTGGTTCTTTCTTAGAAGATAACATAAAATAAAATTGTTTTTGATTTGCCTACTCTGTAAGGTTTTCGGCTACCCCTTTATTGTTCAAGATATACCTTAATTGTTGTTGTAAATTCTTCAAATGACCTGCACACCTTGACTGCATAACCTGCGTTTATCAGCTGTGCGTGAACGATTTTTTGTGTGTCCGATAGTTTGCCTTTCTCTGTCTTCATCTCGATGAACAGACCGTGGTAAGAACCTGATGCCATGCAGATCATCAAATCGGGCATGCCCGGCATAGCACCTTCAGCCTTCAGGATGTTCCAGCGTTTGGCTCTTTGCACAGGTGTACCACCTATGAACACACCATTAGGGAAGGAAGCGATTAATACGCGCGGGAATGAGTATCTAAACCATTCTACGCAGCGTTGTTGTATCTTGCTTTCCTCGTGCTTCATGCATTCATGGTATTAGATATGGCGAGCCAAAACTTACCGATGTAATCCTCATCCGCTTCCAAGTGGATCACGGGCAAATCCTTTTCAAGTTGTTGGTATTCCCAATGGCCCAATGAGTGAACATCGTAATCACAGCCAAGTGATACCGGGCAATAAGATACGGATGTTCTTTCAACTGGTATATCAAAGCGTACTATCATGCTGTTCTCATTATTGATAGTAATCAGGTAGCACATCCGGTTCTCGTTAACTATTTTCTTTTTGACTATGTACATGTTCTTGCCATTAATCCTGCGTATGTCGTGAACATCGTACTCACTTTGCATTGAATCGGTGAACTCTTCGTAGAATTCTAACTCGTCAAGCTTCTTATTCATCTCATTCCACTTGGCTTCTTTCTTATCGGTGGTAAATATGAACTTGCACCATTGAATGAGTTTGGCATTACTTACGTTTAAGTCCTTGCGTATCTTTTCAAAGCTAAGTTTATCAAAGTTCTTTACGATATACAGGATATCACTACGGCTTGGGATGTTGTCCTTACGTAGCTTCTTTGCATGTGGTTTGATTAGTACCCTTTTTAAGTTATTCATCACCTTCGTTTTTGATTGTTATTGATTTAATTAGTTCACACACCGGCACATCCATAGCCTTTGACAGATTAATAAGTTGCTGCAGCTTGATAGTCTTAGCATCATACAACCAGTTGTACAGGGTGCGGTCTGATATGGGGGTGCTGCTCTTGCGCATCGCACGAAGTAGGGCAGCATTACTGCCCACTGTCTTCGCGATCAACCCATTTAGTTTGTTGTGCTTTCTCATAGCTTTGGTTTGAGTTCAGGATTAACAGCGTAGAACACTTCGCGGTGAGCCTCACTAAACATGTGCATGAACACAGCGTCATCAATTGATTTGTATAGCTTGTCGCGCATATCAATTTCCAAACGTGATTTAACCTGAGCCATATCGTCGTACTTGCGTACTTCAATTTGCTTGTTGGTGCTGTAACTCATTACGGTAGTTAGCACCATGTCTGCAGACATACAGCAGTAGACATGCCCGAAGCTACCACAGGTGTAGTAGTAAGGTAGTGTGATTTCAGTAGTTCCGTTTACTACTGGATGGTAGGTGTTAACCTCAATTGTTTGTGTCATTGTATTGATTTATTAAAGATTAAAAAAATGATTTGAAATTTCAGTGTCAACCGCGTTAGCTATCTCGTCGTGCAACTCACGGTAGTTTGAATTGTCTATGCAATCAGTCATGTCTAACTTTTCGCACAGCACTCGATAAGATACATCGTCTGCATCGAACTCGGCAGGACTATCATAAGTGGCTTCACGGTAGTACGGATTGTAGCTTACTTCGATTGTAAGTAGTGCAGGGATAACGCTGCTCTCATGGTCAAACTTAAAATGATTCATTTGCTTTTGTTTTTGATTACCTTTGTATTGATGGGGACAAATGTAAGCAAGAATTTTCAGTATGCAAATTATTTCGTAAATATTTTTGGATAGCTGTATAAGTGTCAACATATCAAAGCATTACGATGCATGGCTCGACAAGGCTACAAGGCTTGCTCACGATAAAACAAAGGGAAGTGATCTATTGCATGAGGTGCTTGCCCGGTTAATGGATAGACCAGAACAGGACATAAAAGACATCGTATGCAGGGGCAAGGTAGAAGCATACATAAACAGGGCTATTTGGCTATCATGGCATAGTGCTCGCAGTGATTACGCCATAAAGTATCGGAAATACTACGAGCTGCACGTAGATAGACAGGTTGCCGACACGAAACAAGATGAAACATGGATAGGTGCGTTTATAGATGGGGAGTATTTATACAGCGCAATCGGGCGCATGAATGAGTTTGATGCAATCTTGCTACGTCTATACTCAAAACCTGACTTTGATTACAAAGAACTAAGCGTAACAACGGGCATACCCTACCCTTATCTACGCACATCAATACATAGGGCATTAAAAAAGATAAGAGAGTATGTTAAACTTCAACGCGCCATTGCACATTCAGAGAGAGAGGCTATCGATATGCAAAAAATGTAAGTTCTACCAAGGTGCTTTCGGTACTTGCGGCACACCTTTAATTGGTGGTACAGTCATGCCCGAAGAAAACGAGGTAACGTACTACAAAGAAAACATAAAGCTATGCGGTTGCTTCATGGATGTAAAGACAAAGTTCAGGTTCACGTCATGCCCAGCTCATAAATGGTTTGCCATTGATATGAAACCTGAAGAGATAGCCGCACTGGATGTCTTTATAGCACGTATAACCAAAAGCAACAAGATAGAACAGGACGATTTGCAGATGCTTTACTATTGGTTTAGCAAGATAACCAAGAAGCATGAGAAACCGAGCGCATGTGGCACGTGCATCCGCGATCTAATCAACGAGTTTAGAAGACAGCTAGGAAAAGTGAACGAAGGCAAATAACAATATCTTATCGAATCATATGGAAAAATCACGAAACGAAAAGGGCCACTTGTTACCGGGTCACGGTGGCTTGAAACCAAAGGGAGCGGTTAGTGAAAAGACTAAGATGTGGAATGAGTTAGGCGAATGGTTCGTGCAAGAAGGCGCGGCTAAGTGTATGCGCATCATGAATGATATGGAGGATGAGGAATACATCAAACACTACACAGCGCTACTCGAATACTTCAAACCCAAACAGGCACGTATCACACACAGCGGTGATGAGAAAGCACCCGTAATCATACAGGTGCATTCCGATTTGTGATAAAATTGACACAAAAAAGAAACAAAAACTACAATACAACGGAGCATGAAAGTTAAGTTCAGCATAGCAGCTAACGCAAAGGCAGTAACACTTGCCAAGTATATCGACTACCAAAACGCAGTTGATAAGATGGAGCGCGTGCGAGTGATAACCGGAAAGAGTATGGATAACATACGCCTGATGCAATCACACGTCATTGATGAAATCATTATGCGCTTTGAAGCTGCAATCAAATTAGGTAGCAACGACTTTGAACGCAAGGTGCGAGTGGGTGCAATCGAGTTAGGGTTTATTCCTAACCTGAATGAACTAACCTTTGGTGAATACATTGACCTTGATACGCATTGCACTGGTATCTACAAAGACGGCAAGATAAACGGAGTAGCAGCACACAAGATGATGTGCATACTATACCGCCCTATTAAGGCTAAGTTTGGAAAGTACTACGATGTAGAAGCATACAACCCCAACGCCAAACGTAAGTACGAAGATGAAGTATTGCAGCTAACACTTGACCATGTACTAAATGTGCTGCTTTTTTTTTCGAGTTTAGAAATAGAACTATACAACAGTTCCCTAGAATATTTGGCCAAGGAGATAACGGAGATAGTGAGGGAGATGACGCAGGAACAACCCCAGACGGCTTAGCCGCATACGGGTGGTTTCATATCATTGAATCACTAGCGGAGCGAGATATAACAAAGTTTGACGCGGTAACAGAGCGTGGTGTATATGAGGTATTCACACACCTTACATACTTAGCCGACTATGTATACACGCAAAAAGTAGAAATGAGAAAAAGACATCACTAATGAATAGTTACAACTATAGTTACAACGTCCTAATCAATCGCCTGGAAGCATTTGCAGCCGGGCACTTTTTGATTAAGCGATTTACGCACGGGCAAATTGATATGGCCGACCAACTACAGGACGATCAATATCCTTTCATGCACGTTACGCCCGATACTATTGAGCCTATCAGCGGGGGCATGCAGTTTGGTTTTCACATCATGTTTGCGGATATACCCCGTGACAAAGAATACAAGGCCGAGTATCAGCGTGAGGTTATTAGCGATTGTGTGCGATTAGGCCAAGACCTTATTGCCGAAGTAAAGAACGGACTGGAGTTATTCGGGTTTGATGTGCAGCTCGTGAATGAGGTTGTATTCGAACCATTCATGGAAGAGCAAAAGAACACGGTTACGGGTGTTGCCTTCACTATTAAACTCGAAGTGCCTTGGGATTGGAGTGCTTGTGACATTCCTGCGATATGGTCAGTAGGTGGTGCAAGTGGTAGCGGTGGTAGTGGCACGGGTTACGGCATCACACTTCAAACAAATGGTGTAGATAACATAGTTCAGACCTTGCTTAATCTACAGGCGGGCACGAACATCACCATAACCGACCAAGGCAACGGGACAGTTACGATTGATTCAACAGGTGGTGGAGGCGGTGGCAATGAGTATGTAAGTACGGAGTACAATGCAAACCACGTAACGGCCACGGGCAACCCGTATTTGGTAGGTGATAGGGTATGGTATAATGGTGACGTTTACCAGTGCATAGCCAACAATGATGCAATCATACCAACGAACGCAACGTATTGGACACTTGTCGCACCCGGTAACAGGTTGCGTCAAACGCCTGTAGATTGGAACGCAACGAGTGGTGATTTTCAAATATTGAATAAGCCAACCATTCCCGCTGCACAGGTTAATTCGGATTGGAATAGTGTAAGTGGTGTATCGGAGATATTGAATAAACCAACTATACCAGCTGCGCAGGTTAACAGCGATTGGAACGCAGTAAGTGGTGTAGCACAAATCTTAAACAAGCCAACTATACCAGTTAATCTCGATGACCTTGCAGATGTAAACGCACCTACTCCTAGTAATGGGCAGGTGCTAACCTACAATATTACATCTGGAGATTGGGAAGCTGCAACACCAAGCGGTGGGGGTGGTGGCACGGTCACATCGGTTGGCCTTACCATGCCTGCGCCTACTAACGCAGCATTCAGCGTAACAGGTTCACCCGTTACCACATCGGGCACACTTGCAGTTAGCGCAAATGGTACAAGTGATCAATACATAGACGGCACAGGTGCACTACGTACATTGCCATCAACAGGTGGTGGTGGTGGACAGGTGTTCTACTTTAACGGTAACATCTCACAGGGTACAATTGGTGGCAATCCATATTACGAATTAGGCACAGCTGCTAACACAGGGCCAGCGGCTAACTTCACTGCATCTGTTACGGGTGCACTTGCACGATTCATCACAGACGTAGGTTCACCTAACCACGTGCTAATACCTGCAGGTGTATGGACTATTGATGTGTACTTAAGTGAAACAGGAGGCGGTGCTAACCATGCCCAAATACTTGCAAAGCTGTACACGTACAACGGCAGCACGTTCACATTAGTTGCTACTTCCACAATGGAGGAAATCACAAACGGCAACGTGCCTGATTTGTATAGCTTCACGATTTCAGTACCTACCACAGTAACGGCTGCAAGCGATCGCATCCATATTGAATTTGATATTCAAAACACAAACGGCAAGACTGTAACGCTCTACACTGAAGATGGTCGCATCGGTGAAGTGCATACTACGTATGCAATAGGCATCAGTTCTTTGAACGGCTTAACTGAAAGCACTCAAAACTTCGCAGTAGGTACAGCTGGCACTGACTTCGCAATAAGTAGCGCAGGCAGTACGCATACATTTGACCTGCCAACAGCAAGCGCAGCAAATCGTGGTGCATTGAGCAGCGCAGATTGGTCAACATTTAACGGCAAACAGAATGCTGTTGGATTTACCACAGTAGGTACTAACTTAGCAACACTGCCAAACCCAAGCGCAACACGTTATTTGCGCATCAATAATGACAACACAGTATCAGCTCTCACACTTGCAGAACTAAAGTCCGATATTGGTGTGGGTGGATACACTGCTTTGACTACTGACTATGTAACAAGTGGCACAGCTTATCAAAATATAACAGGTTTTAACTTTCCTGTAGTATCTGGCAAAACATATAAGTGGCGTGCTACTATACTTGTGGTAGCAACAGGAACAACTAACGGAATGTTGAGCACAACAGGACCAACAGGAACCACTACCTATCGCTTCACGATCGGAACGGGCGGTACAACTAATACAATAAACAACGGTGTAGCCCACAACACAGGTGCTGCAGTATCAATGTCCACAAGTTTGCGTATTGCTTCAGCTGATGGAATCTTTCAAGCCACAGCCAATGGTAACTTAGGCATCAGTGTAATTTCATCTGTAAGTGGATTGCTTACAATTAAAACAGGTTCTATCATAGAATACGAGGAAGTGATATAATGGCAAGTGAGTTTGACAAAATACTAAACGAATACGCAGCCACTGTGGTAGAGCGTGCACAATCTAACCTGCGCATCAAACGCAGGGTGCGTGGCAAGACAGTTAATCGTGTTGCATCGGGGCGTTTGCTTAACTCTTTAACTTATAAGTTGCGTTTACGCTATAACAAACCCACCATTGACTTCACAGTTGACAATGATGAAGCGGGTCAATACGCAGATGTAATTGAATTTGGTAGAAAGCCTGGTGCAAGGATGCCACCGGTTAAACCAATCGAGGACTGGATACGCATTAAACGTTTGAAGCTGCGTAACAGACAAGGTGAATTTATTAAGTCAACCGAGAGCAACATAAAGAGCGCAGCCTTTGCCATTGCCAAGAGCATAGGCATTAATGGTATAGAGGGTATAAAGTATTATGCCGAGGCAATAGACGATACATGGGACGAGTACAAAGACAAGCTAATGGATAGCTACATAAAAAGCATAGAGAACAGATTACTACTAAATAAAAGATAATGGCAATAACAATAGAAGACCAGCCTTATAAGTGGGCCGTTCGTGGTCAAAAGCTAATGATCATTGCAATAAGTGATGAAACCTCTAACAGTGGTTTTAGATACGGTATTGATGTTACGGTAGCGGGCAAACTATATAGCTTCTATGTATCAGCCGCGCCTGATGATAGGTTATACTTTGACTTGTCACCACTTGTTGATGATATGCGCAATGTCCTTAACTCGAACTCACACTATGCAACAGATGATACGGTTGATGACAATAGCCCCTTGAGCATGAGCTTTACGATAAGTGAGAACTGGATAGTAGACGGTGTGCTTACGGTAAACCTTGGAAGTGTAGTAGCAGGCGAGGAAATGATAGCAATTAATGGCTATTTCCAAGTAATAGATGGATACAAACC